CATCACGTTGAACGCGCTGCCGAGCGTCTTAAACACGGTCGTCATCGCCGTGTTGAAGTCCTTGCTTCCTCCTGCCGCAGCCTTCTTGATCGCGGCGGGTGTGAACGCCTGCGATCCACCGGCGCGGCCCGGACCGAACTTCACTTTGTTCAACGCAGATACGACGGCGCGAGAAACAGAAGCGGCGAACTTCCGTTCGTCCTGCTGCGTGAAAGACAGACTCACTTTGATCGCACCCGTGCGCCCCGGAGCGCCCCGGCTGATCGGATTGAATCCCTTGACGCCCTTCGGAATTGCGTTCTGGAAACTCTGAACCAAGGCGTTCATCGCAGAAAAGCCTTTGGTCGCAGACTTCACAGCCTGCTCATTCAAACGCGTGAGCGATTTGACGAAACGCGTGTAGTCTTTTTCCGCTTCTTTGAGCGTCCCAGAAAGCTGGTTCTCGATCTGCAAATAGAAGCCGACCGCGTTGGCAGCAAAAGATTGACGTTTAGCTGTTGCCATCTATCGCCGCCTTCTCGACTGCGCCGCAATCTTCTGCTCGGCCGCTTTCCTTGCCTTATTCTCCGCTTCTAACTTTTTACTCAGCCGTGCTGTTTCGCTGAACACTTCGTCCAACGGCATCCGCCCGACACCTTCTGCTGTGTACCCGCCGCCTCCGCAGGTTATCAGGAAGAACCTATGCTCCCTGAGCGTCTCCAACGGGCAAGGTGCGTGGCCGAAAGAATTCCGCATCAAACGGCATCTGCCTTTCATCCTCAGCCCCGCAGGCTGAGCAGGTCAGGTAGACCCGGCTGTCAATCGACGGTTCGCGATCGTCAATTGCGTATTCGATCCGCAATGCGTCATCCCCGTCCAACTTGTGAACGAATCGCTCCTTCTTCCGCTGATCGAAATTCTCACCTTCCACGCCGACGATTGACAGCGCCATGCGAATCGCATGCGACGGATCAGTGGAATCCATCGACTGCAGGCGTGCTCGCTTGGCCTGCTTGAAAATCTCGCTTTCGTCATCACCGCGGAGCAGCCGAAGCGTAACGTGCTTCTTCTCGCCGGGAAGATAGACCGTGAACGGTTCGACCAGTTCCTCCGGCGGATCTTTCGCCTGCAGCTTTTCCGCGATTTCTTCCGGGTTGACTTCCGGCAGATCCTTCACAATGTTGATCGTCGATTTGACGGTCGCCCGGCAGGCATTGCATCGCCAGGTGAACGTGTACGACGGGCCGAAGGTGAGAACGCGAATATACAACAGGACCGCCATCCGATCCGTGATGAGCAGCTTTTCCGGGGACAGAGATTTGGGAAGTTGTGATCCCTTGCGAACGATGCTGGATATGCGCTGAATGACATCCACGCCCTGCGACTGCAGGAGCGCCTGTTCGTCAAACGACAGCTTGCGGATTTGGATCGTCCCCTTCGCGTCCAAAAGCGGCGTGCCACTGCCATCCTTGTAGAAAAACCCGCGAGATGGCAACTCGAAATTGACCCATGCAAACTCAGCCATTGGAAAACCTTTCGTTGAAAAGGGGATTTCTTTGACACACTGTCAATCGACGGATCAAGTAATGAACCCGGCACCGCCAGGACCACCAACACCGCTGGAAAAACCAGCCTGTGCGTACTGAGAATCCGTCGTGACGTCCGTTCCGTACGCCTGCCCGATGGGACCGGCCGGATTTTCCACCGAGTCAGCCAGGATCGCCTTGTCGATAGCAAACGTGCAGGAAATGCGCAGCACGTCATCACTGGTCTGATCCGTTTCGCCGGGATCGTATGCGGTCGGCCACACACCGATCAGATTCCATGTGCGGACGAACTGGCCGTTCGGGCCGTAAAGGTTCGCGTGCCCGCTGGCCGCATACTGACGTTTCCAACCGATCTTGCCGTTCATCGGGTTGTACACCAGCAGTCGCCACGCCTTCATAACGGCGGCGGTGTCCAGGTCGATGTAGTCGATGAATGTGACCTGCAGGTCTTGGAACGATGGTGCGCCGGCGAACTTGCGCATCTCATTCATGTGCTTCACTTCAACCAGCGCGTTGTCGCTTTTCGGCAGGGGGAACTGCTGGATCGCGAATTGAAGCACTTCGTTGAAGTTGTTGATCGCTTGCGGCGGCGTGAGGAAGAGTTCGCAGTTGTTGTTGCGCTGCGGTTCGTAGCCGGACGGACCGTCAAGAAAGTTTGCAGACAGATCACTGAGTCCCATGACGTTACCTCAAATTTCGCGCCGCACTCAAATTCCTTGACGTATCCGGTCGCACCCAGACACTTCAGCGTTCAACTTCCGGTCGTTGTCCCGGCTACGCTGGTCGCGCTGTTCGTGAAGCTCGTGCCATCCGACGTACTGGCAAACCCGATTATAATCTGATCCGCAGTCGGAGTCGGCTGCACGACGATATAACCGTTCATGACATTCGGCGGACTGCCGGCGTTCGTACTGGCGTTGCAGTTGACTTGGTACTGTGCCAGACCACCCTGCGAAGACAGCGGGCCAAGCACGCCGTTGACCAGCGCTTCAAAGCGCAGCCACGTATTCGCGTTATTCGGAAGGAATTGCAGCGCGGCAGTCGCGGCCTTGACCACACGCTGCGCGTACAACACGGCACGACGGGCACTGAGATCGGACACCGGATCGCCTGGGGTCAGACTGAGTGTGCTGTTACCCATCGAAACGATACCAGCCGATGTCTTAACGAACGGATTGATGTTATTCTGTCCGATCAGCAGATTGCGTTCCGCCGGTCCGGGAGAATACTCAACGTCCATCGCCGGGATGACCCCATTCGCAGCGCCCGCAAGCGCCGTCCAACGTGCGCCGGCATTCGCTGCCAGATATCCGACCCAGCCGCTCGGCGGAACCCACACGGTCTGCTTGTTGTACGGATCATAAGTTTGGCCCCACGACCAGAACAGCGCGCCGAAACTCGTATTGAACGGAACAGCCGGTGCATTGGCAACGCCTGCAGGCTGTTGCCCGCTGTACCACGCGACGATCTGAGCTACACCCAGACCGAAAGGCGGGTCGGGAATCGCAACGCAATCACCACGAGCCTTAGCGGTGTTGAGCAGTGCGTTGATAACGGTTGCGTTTGATACGCCGGGTACGGCAAGGATGTCGATTGACAGTGTGTCCGTGTTAAGCAGTGCCTGCAGGCCGCTTGCCTGCTGACCGTTGACACTACCCACGTAGTCGTTAGCAGTCAGCCCCGACACCCCGTCAGCGCCGGCAACGCCGCCGGCCGAACCCAGAGCGTACGTTCCGGAAGTCGGAATTCCAGTCGCAGCCGTCGAAGACGAGATGTACGAACTCGGTGCCGTTTCGTTCGACAACCCGTTGACCAGGACTGCGTCAATGAACCGGGGATCGGTCGAAAGGCACGACACGTTGAAAAAAGACTCGACAAGAATTGCGTTCTGCCCGACGCCCGGAGGAGCGTAGACATTGACATCGAATGAACTGCTGCCGGCGTTTGGCGCGATCGACGGGGCAACGATCTGTACTTGGATCGCATTACCCCATGTTCCCGGAGTCAGCGCAGAAAGCGTCAGGACTTCAGCGGAGGGACTGCCCGAAGCGGATGCCGTACCGCCGGTCATTCCCACGACCACGATATTGCTCGGAGCCGGACCGCTGCCGGAACCGCTGCCGACACCGGCGTACGTCGATGCTCGAATTGCGATGTTCGCAGCAACGCCCGCAACACGTGCAACCACTGCCGCAGTCGGGGAAATGACTGTCGCGTCCGTCGCAACAGCGCCGCCGGAGTTGTTGATGGCAGAAATGAGGTTCGTGAGCGTCAGGCCGGCAGTCACGCCGATTGGCACTTGGATATGTCCGGCGTTGATAGAACTGTTGCTGTCGAATTCAAACGTGTAGGTGTTCGTGCTGTTGCCGATCGTTACCGTTTCTCCGTCCGCCGGATTGCCAGATGGAAAAGCGATTGAACCTGTCGCATAGCCGGCGGGCGTGCTCCCGGTCGTACCGGGAATCAGTTGATCCGCTGTCGCGGCGCCGTTGCCCACGCGCATGTAAATCAAATTGCTCGTCGCCTGCAGCGCGACGTACGCAGCTTGCAGACCGGAATCATTCAGCAACAGCGGACCGAACGTACTGATAAGCGCGCCGGGACTCGGGAGGCGAACCGGCTTGTTCAACGGTCCCTTGGTAGCGCCGCCGACGAAGCAGATCGCCGCGCTCCCGGCGGCAGCGACGGATTGTTGAAAACTGTATTCCTGAACGTAAGTTCCTGGGGCTTGATTCGTTGCCAACATGGACGCTCCTGTTTGTTTTCGCAAACGCCGCGATTAGCGCACGCTCGACAGTTTGATGTGTCCCTGGGTTGCCAGGCTGTGCGTGTATTCAGTCACGCTACTTTCGTCCACTGGAACGCTGCGTCCTCGCGGTGGGAGGTCGATTTCTCGGTTGCCCGTCCCGCTGTTCACGGTAACGGACAATTTCTGTGAAAGGCGGTTGACGATAACCACTTGTTTGTCGGGCATAAAGTCTCCACGTACGTGTCTTCGTTTGACACACTGTCAATCTTTTCGCGCCGCACCGTCATACCGCACTGCCGTGATACGAAGAATAATAACGCTGCGCCCACACACTTGCAACAGTTGTCGATGAATTCCAGCGCAGTTTCAGAGTCCCGTTCACAGGTTGGATTAACAGGACCGCGCCAACGCTTACTGCGGAAGATACAACTTGCGTCCGCGAAAATGTCGGTGCCGCCGCATCGTTGTCCAAGTAAAGCGTATCCGCAGCGGATGCCCTTAAAACGACTGCGATCAAATGCGGAGTATTACTCAAACCGATAAACGTCGCGGAAGTCGCTGTCTGTGCGCAGGGTCCGCTGCGCGCCTGCGGGAATAGTTGATGCACGTGTGGATTCGATACCCAGAACAGCGCCGGGCGCGCCGCAGGTCCGCTTCCAGAACCACCCGTTCCAGTGCCTGCAAAAGTGAAGGATACGAACGGCTTGTTCGCCAACGCAAACAGATGCGCCGAGGACCACTTGATGCTTTTCGGAAGAGTCGTTGCAAACATAATTGACCTGCCGGTATCGGTTGGGTTGCGTTGACCGCCTTCAAACGTCACGGGATTTCCGTAGAGTTTGTAATCAAACCAGACAGACAGAATGCTGAATCCGTTTTCATCCGGGTACGTCTGCCATTCCCCCAGATCCACGCTGTCTTCCGTCGTACCGACTGCGATCGACAATGTTGGAAAATGCGGCTGCCCGGATCGCGGCTGCGCTTGCGGCGCCATCCCGCCCGGCGCAACGATTGCTTCACCCGTCTTCGGCCACAGATCCGCATAGCGAGATAACGGAAGGACATCAAACGCAAAAAGATTGTCCGTTTGCGGTGGATTGGCCGGCGGCGAGAAAGCGTCGGGTTGCAGCCTGTGTACAGACGCACGCTGCTGATCGTATGAAGCTGGAAACGTGTACGTCTTGATCTTCGTGACCTGCACCGGATCTTCCAGCGGCAACGACAGTTTCATAATCCAAGTGCGCAGGGCAAAGTTAAATGTGAACCGCTTGTATCGCGGTTCGGCGCCTTCCAGTTGGGACTGGTCGGCAGAATCCAACAATTTCAAGGACTGGTAGAACACGCCCCACGGGGGCGCGTGTTGCACAGGAATGAACGTCTCAAAATTTCCAGCGCCGCGCTGTCCGAGTTGTCCGTAGATCCATTCACGGATGAAATCATCCGTGTAATTCTTGTGCGTCCAAAACGTGATTGCATAGTCTGTTTTGTAATGCCCCGGCCAGGGATGAACGACATAGCGCCGGTTGACTGCGTCGTATTCTGTCCGGGGGCGCTTGACAGCGCTAGACAATTCCGGATCAATCTGCGGATCGCCCCGTTGAAACGTGCAGATCGGCAGCGGTAGAACACTCATGTCCCCGGCCGCTTCACGCGTCTTCTGTGCGCTTTCCTGCGTCAGATAACCTTGACTGGTGAGCAGGTCAACGGTGCTGGCAAATGCACGGTCCGGACTTGCGCGTACGCGAAGAATCGGTCTGCCGAGCGGGGACACCGGCGGGTAACCAGGTCCACTGCCGGACCCTGTTCCGATCCCGGCGTAGTCGACGCGCAGCTTTCCCAACCACTCAAAGATCGCGATGTCGTGAGCGCGGAGCGAAGATTCATACGAATACGGCAGACTCATGTCATCCCGTCCATGAATTTTGACACAGTGTCAATC